ATCCACTTTGACATACCCCACACATGCACAAAGTCATCGGGGTCGATTGCTTGTGCCAAACAACGTACATAAATCTTTGGACATTGTTCTTGTGGAATCTGGTTCATGATGTAACCAAGACTTTCAAAGCCTGGTTGGAACATGTCTTCAAAGTAGATCACATCGTCACCAGTAACATCACCGTTCTTCATGAGCTGAACCAAGTTCATCATTTGGCTCATGGCAAAGAAACTGCGACCGTGTGCATCCAACACCTGACCTACCGAGATAGCCTGTGTGTTGTCAATTGTGGTGCCAGGCACATACACAACATCAAGACCTCTGCGGTCAAACACACGCCGGTTCCACTCTGTGAGTTGTAGTGTGTAGCGGGCTTCATAACTTTCCAAGCCCATGTAAAATAGTTTTCTCATTGCTTTCCTATGTTTATTTAAAATTTGGACCATTAACCCAACCTACCAAACTGCGCCGAGTTCCTTGTGTTACCGGAGTAACATCATGTACTACCCAACTTGGAAAAAAGATTATTTTTCCTTTTTCTCTTGGTGCAACTTCAGGCTGATTCTTGATATAGTGAAATCTCAAATCTCCCCCAACATACTCAGCATTGTCTGACAGTTGCACACTAAAGCTCAATTTTCTGTTGGGAAATTGGTGTCCAAGATCCAAATGCTTTTGATAATTGCTGTGGTTGCTTGCATGGTATACTGTAAATTGTAAAGCAGTCAAGTGGGTCAAGTCAAACTGAAAATGCTCATTATTGACTCGGCTTATAGCATTGGCTAGTGTAGCATATACCCAATCAAAATCTGATTCTACTTCATCAGATTCCAACCAAGCAATATCACAAATACGATAGTTTGAAACTGCACCACTGCCCACAGTACTGGATACTTTTTTTACTTGATTGGCTTGCATGACAAGTTGATCAAGTTCATAATCAGTAAAAATTGTATCCAGTGCGATCCAACTGGTATTATCTTTTGAAACATTAACCAGTGGCCACTTGGTCATGGATTAGAATCTTCCGGCAAAGCGACGAGCGTCTTCGTCCCACATGTTCTTGGCATTCTTGCCTTGTGAATACTTGTTATACTGTTGCCAAGCATAACTCTTGAAGTTGTACAAATCAGCCTCGTTGTAGCGATAGCCATAGTCTTGGCAGAACTCCAAGAGCTTTTCCAAGTCGTCTTGGATTTCAATCACGCGAGGATTGGATTTGATAGTGATTTTTGCCATTTTGTTTCCTATTAGATAGCAATGTTAATACTAGGGCGGTGAGTTTCATACTTGATAAGGGCTCCGTTTTCACCATCTTCAGAGACCTCAATCCAGACTGAGCGTCCGGGATACCTGCCAGCGATTTGCAAATACAAATCGTCCGACATCATTTCACATGACTTGTAGTCGAGTTGGATGACTCCGTCTTGATAGAGTTTTTGGAGCCATCGCTTGAACTGGATGAATTCAATGTCTCTATCATTGTGTACAACATCAATCCACACCCGGAAGTGGAAGATATGACGGTGAGGAGTGCCAAGGAAACTAACATCATACTCATCGCCCGTCTTAAGGGCTGGATCTGTTGCGGCTGCGGGGTAGCAGTGGATTCCTTCTTTTTGGAAGGTGACCCAGATTTTTTTCTGAGCATGATGTTTGATTCTTTCTATAGTTTCACGTTCAATTTGATTCATAGTTCATCTCCGGAGTAAAGTCTATCATATTGTTTGCTTCTCATTGCCATGCTTTCAAGCACAGCCATTTTATTTTTAAATATTCTAAATTTGTAACTGGTTTTACCGCGTTGTCGTTCAAAAAAACAATAATCGTTGCCTCGGATGTAATCGCTTTGACTGCCGGCAGCTAGTTGTTGGCGGCATGTTTCATATCCATCCTTAAAAATTTTTTGTATTTTAGGATGTGCAAAATCATACACAGTAGTACTTACTACCACTTGATCTTTAGTGATCACTCTAAATTGTTGTTGCAGTTTTTCAAAAATTATACTGTCTGAATAAGACGTTGAAATAATATCTGTAGGAAGCATTGTGCCTACAACATGGTGAGATACTGCATCTTTGTCACGAGATTTAATTTCAAGATTGTACTTGGGTACATCTGCACCAGCACCACGTAAATCAGTAGGCCAACCTTCTTGTTGCAGATATTCTTCAATATATCTACCTGCAACACCATTGATATTGGTCGGAACAGTTTGTCCAAGCAATGAAGTTTTGATACTTGTAATCTTCATTTGATCACTTCATCCTTTGTGTATTGATCCCAAGAAGTAAATGTTTTTCTATCCAGCAAATCATGCAGGCTATGACACCATACTCCAGGGTTGGTTGCTTTAAAATCTCGATCGTCTAATTTGATTGTGGCATTGTAGCCCAGCAATTTGATGTAAGGTAGTTTTACAGATATCATAGGAATGAATTGTGCTTGTTCACACAAGCCGCCTTCGCACAAGCCTTCTACAGCAGCAGAATCAAGATCCAATGTACACCAGTAGCCCCGATCCAACCAGTGTTGAATCATGCGTTCCCATGCACTCCAAGTTTCGGCATCATTCATAGTAGGGTTCGGAAAACTTTGATTGGCACCAAAATAAATGTGTGTGATCGGCATCTTTGACTTTGCATCAATCTCTCCACGCTTCCAATCTATTGCTTCGTTAGTTTGCAAGCCTACCACAAACAATGTGCGGCGGTTGACAGCAGGGCTGGCTTCAACTTCTGTGCCTACAAAGAAATTGGTATCTTCGTGTCCGGGTCTATTCATTTAATTTGCTCACTTTCAAGCAGTTGTAATGCTTCTGATTGTAACTGATCTTCGGGCTCTGTGTCAACTTCTGGTTCGTCGAAAGTGTATAGTACATGAAATTGTGAGCGAGCATTTTTGGTTTTTTTACCTTTGAATCCTCGTGTGCCCACAATCTCCATCCAATATGTATCATACAATTTTATAATATCTTCGGCTGTTTGTCTATCTGGTGCAGCAAAAATTGCTTCAACAATATCTTCAAACTTGGCGTAGTCACCTGTACTGCGTTGCATCATTGCAGGACGTTCGCCTGCATCAAAACGTTGATTGGCTTCTTGTACCGCGGTCAGGTGCATCCAAACATTATGCCCCATTAGCAAAGCATAAGAGAAACTATCCCAAGACGTTTTGCCCCACTTGCCGTTTTTGTTAACGTCTGGTAGCACATCATACAGCGCAGGATCCCGGAAGTTTTCTTCAGTAAGCACCACGCCAGTCTTAGGTGTGCCTGCTTTGTAGATACAGATGTCCTTCATGGTTAACATATCACTTATGGGACTCTCTTGCCAGTTATTGTAGATACCGTCTGCTACTACACCTGTAGACCATTTGCGTGTATCTGTAGCATACTTCTTGTCATCTGCTGACGGTCCCATACGATACGACCATTTTGAATCATGTTTGAATACATTTTCGTAATATACCTGGCCATTAGCTGTGGCAAGGAATGGACTAGCACAATCAAAACTAATAGTAAAAGCCGGATTAACATATTTTCTAACTGCTCGTTGAATCACAGTGAGTAATACTGCCCATTCCAACTTTGACGTGCCCAAGAAGTGCATCCAATCATGCACCCCCTCTTGCAACAAATTATCATAACGCAAAGCTACCAAACGTCTCAATACTAGATCCACATCACACATGTTCTGACCGCCCATTGCCCAACCGTCAAAGTGTGTGTCTGGATACTTTGCAGGATCACAGTATTCTTTCATGGTCTCATACCATTGGTCTGCACTGCCGTGGTTGTCACCCTGCAATACATTTAAGATCTTAGTGCCACCATTGCGAACACCCTTACGATGCTTCATAAAGTATTCGTTATTGAACTTGGTAGCTGCTACCGCAGCGGGTAGTGTGCTTATTCCGCATGCCTTGGCTGCTTTTTTATCATGTATGACCCAAGTTGGAATATCAAGTGTCATGCAGTAATCAGAAACGTTATCTAGCCAGTTTAAAACAAGCTCTCGTTTCTTTTGAGCTTTAGCACAACCCGAGTTGGCTTTCCAATCGCCTTCCCACAAGCCTTTAGCAATCTGGAAACCGCCCGAGTCTCCAAGCATAAACGTGCCAGGCTCACGGTTTCGTACCATGTCTTCTGACCAGTCTTGTTTGGAGAGATCGAGGTTAGCATGTCCTCCAGACGCAAGTGACCAGCGATACGGGAACAAAGCCTTAGTGGAGTTGAGCCAATTAAGCTGTTCCATATCCGTAAGACCCTGCGGAAATCGTGCGGGATCCACATACGGTTCATTCCTTTGCTTGCCCACAAATGTGGCATAGAACCCGCTGATGGCCGGAAGGAATACAGCATAGTCCAATTGCTTGGCTGTTAAGTTATCTTGAGTCAATTCGACCCCACTTTATTTTAAGCCAGATTCGTTCGTGTATGTAATAATCAATACTAAGCAAGACATGCAATGCTGTGGCAAATCCAGTTGCATTGCCAATATCACTAGTGAACATGTAAGTCCATAGTATGGTAAACAGCCAGGCAGTAATCCTGTATGTTACCATTCTAGTGATTGTTCTTTTTTGTGTTTCCATCACTTGCTTTGTGCAGGCAGAATGTAGTTGTAAACAGCAATGCCTGAATCCACTGTGATCTTGGCAGCACCGTCATCACTAATGCGAATGGTTTTGTCACCTGTGAGTGCCAGAATGCTCATGACTTGCTGAGCAGGCCAAGACCAAGCACGTTTCAACTGCCCATTAACACCTGGATGGAACACAAAGTTACCAGCGTGTGTTGAGTGATCACCGAAGAAAAACTTCAAGTCGCCGTTTTCAGTCTTGGCCTGGAAGTGTGGTTCCTCGGCATTGGCCTGTGCTTGCATGCGCAGGCGCTGAATAGCAGCCACAGTGGGCTCAAATTCAATGTGCCAGTTTACACCTTTGAACTTGGGGGTCTTGAGCTTTTCAGTCACAATAGCTTCAGCCATAAAACGATAGTTGTTTTTAAAGTCGCCAGTGGCATTTTCAAAGTTAATGCCATCTGGTTCGCCACCTGCTCGGCGACTCAAGCTGAGTTTGGCATTTTCTTTGTACTCTTGCAAGTTCAATAAAATTTTCAACTTGCTCAAGTTTGGCATGCCAAATGTGCCCACAAAGTCTGGGTGTGGGTTTTTAAATTCACCTTCCACAACCACACTCATGTCTTCAGCTAGGCCTACGATTTGTGTGGATTTGTCATCTCCCACAATCTTGATCAAGTCAATGCAACCAAGGTCATGTGTGTGTTGTACTAAGTCTAATAGATAATCTCTCATGTTTCTCTCCTATGTGTTTGATTATAACAGATGTATTTAGAATTTGCAATCATTATTGACGAATTACTTTTGCCAAAACTTGACCGCCGCGCAGACTTTGGATTTCTCCAGGTTTGCGCATTTCAAACCAAGCAATGTCACCTGTTCCGGTGTACTGCTCAATAATTTTATAGCCAAGACTTCTGGCTATTGTTTGTATGCGACTGCCTGGAGTGTAGCACATCCAAGCATTTTCTACAGCACCAACGCCATGCCAACTATCGCATTCATTATAGGTAAAAACCAATGCACCACCAGGGCGTAGTTTTTGATATATCTCTATCAAAAACTTTTCAATCATCTCAATGGGTTTCCAGTTAAAATAATTGTAGGCAAATACCAGGCCAAATTGATTGACAGGCAGTGCAGTAAAAATTTCTGTGTCTTTCCAGTCGTTAATTACGTATGGTCTCAATCTGTTTTGATATTCTTTGGTAAACGGAGCCATAGCAACATCAATCAATTCGCAATTGTGATCCACAAGATATAAAGGATCCATTGGCACCATGTCTTCCACTAGCATTTCTTGTCGAGCGCCAATGAACATTCCGGGCAGCCGCCAGTCGGTATAATTTTTTATTGTGTTGCGTAGACTTTCACGATCATTAAACTCAATAGGTAGTTTTCGATTGATCAAGTGCTCCACAGTTTCAAAACACATTTCTTGTTCGTATCGCTTCCAACTTTCTGCATAGTATTCGGGCTCTAGACGATTGACGTCGTTCCTTAACTGTTGCTTTAGAGTTTGAAGTGATTGATCAAATTTTGAAATAGAATGTCTAACATCTAGCAAACGCTCATCTAATTCTGCGGTCGTTGAATGATACTGTACGTCACGACTTTTAACAGCATGTAATATATCGTCCAACTTGTCAGTAATATTACCATAGGCAGGATCCATGTCGGGACGTTCCAGCCAGTTTAAGTATGCGACAACTTGACTTAGTTTCATTCGAAAGAAAATAGTGATGTAAAAGTGTTTTCTGTGTTGGTAGCTGACGCAAGGTCCCACTCCAACACACCCAACAAGTTGTCAACCTTTTGATCCACAACAGTTGCTTCCATTAGTCCATCGTCAAACGGCAGTTCAGTAAACCATGCAGGCAATCGTTGTTCATCTGTAGGATAGCCAATTGATGTCCATCCAAGTGCATTTGACTTGAGTTTGCACACAATAGTTTTCATACCATCCACAACCTGCATTGAGTAGTTGTCTGAATTCATTCTACGCATTTGATTCCAGTTCATTGCGGCTCTAACGTGGCCGGGCATGTTGGCTTTGCCAAGACGTGCTTCTTCTGCCGCATACTTGGTCAAGTTGTTCACACGCTTGGGCGACCCTTTCTCCCAGCCAGGACGCTCTTTGAACTCATACTTGAATTCTCTAATGCGTTCAATAATTTCATCTCGTTGCGTACCTGCCAGTACTTTATTTAGAATTTCTAACAGGAAGTCTTGAATTACTTTGGGTGTATCACTGCGCTTTAAATCCAAACCCATGGCCTTGGTCTTGCCAATCTTACCATCCACATCCAGTCGCTTGCCCTCCAAGTCAATGATGTTCACAGCATAACGCTTCTTGGTAATGAACAAACTGCGGTCAGCAACCAGTTCACGGCCTGCCTTGATCAAGGATCCCATGTCTCTGGGACAATGGAATGCCTGTTCCATAAATGCCGGAAAACTCTCGTTAACTTGATCAGCAATTGAATCATACAGTTGGATGCAAGTTTCTTTTGACCATTCCATGCGCCCTTCTGCAACTTCTTTTTCCAAGATGGGCCATGCAGAAAAATAGCATGAGTCTGTGTCACCGTAAATGATAGCTTTACCTGTGTGATCGTATTCGCCTGTAATGCACTCGTTGATGTGAGCATCCATGTGCTTGGCAATTGATCTGCCAGCAAGTGTGGTTGACTGACCAATACGCTTGTCAAAGAATCTACAGCCTGGATTCAAAATAGCACCATACAAGCTATTCAAGTTAATCTTCTTGACCAACTGACGCTTGTCCCAAAACGCAATCTCTTTGGCATCCTTGGTTTCTTTCTTCTTGGCTTGCAGTTCTTGCCGTTCACGATACCAGCGTTCCAGCAAGCCGGGAATAATGCCTTTCTTCTCGTAAGTAAGAATGGTACCATTGGCAGTGAGGATCCAGGGTTGGTTGCTATCAAAGATCATGTGCCAGATTTCCATAGCTGAGTGGACCGACTCTTCGCCACCTTCCCAGTCGATGGTAATTTCTGTGCCACGCTGTTGTTCCATTACGGCGGTGTATTCTAAACTGGCAAACAAACCTTCCCATGCAGCCGCAAAACTTTGCCCTTTAGCCATGTTGGCTTTGATCAAATGATCAGTCATGGTTTGCCGCAATTGGCCTACCACAGTTTCTGGACCCATGTTCATGGCACGAATTGCAGATGGATATAGACTGTTGATGTCCACTGATCCAATCCACATGTGCAGGCCCTTTTTAGGGTATGCCACATACGCACCTGCGGCCTGTGTGTCATCATCTGTAAGACGTTGCTTGCGATTGGGCACAACCATGCCACGCTCATGCGCTTCGTTGATAATGGCCTGTTCAGTCACTGCCACAGCACCCATTGTGGTTTGTAGCAACACAGTATTGGCATGCGCCAGTTCATTGGCTAGATCCAAGAAACGCAGTTTCTTGTCCAACTTGGCAATGATCATAGTGTCTTGGCGGTTGTACTCAATGAACTTCTTGAAGTGCTGATTGTACAACTGATCCAGTGTGCCTTCAAACTGTGTTTTGCGTTCGCCCAGTTCATATTCGCCAATGGCATCCAGGCTGTATGAGTGGCGTTCTTCGTATGTGTACTTGCGATACAACTGCATGTAGTCCATATGCACACGACCAATCAAGTCGTAGGTCTGATTCTCTGCGCCAAAGCGTTCAAACATGCGTTGCTTGGGAAACTGTCCCCACAAACAAAAACGCCGTGTGTCATCCTTGCTGAGTATGCGTGTGGTACGATTCACTGTGTAAGGAATGTCATAGCCTTCTGAGTTCCAACCGGTAAGCACATCTGCATCTTCAATCACATCCAAGAACATCTTGATCATGTCTTCTTCACGCTCAAACAAGATGGTGTTTTCAAACTCACTCACCAGCTCTTGTGCTGTGTCCCAACTCAAGTGTTTGGGAGGCACAGTCAAGGTGATCATCTGATCCAACCAATCCAAATAGACAGATATGGCAGTGATGGGATTGAACGGATCTGCCACAGGCGAGAATCCACGTTCTTGGTCAAATGCAACTTCAATGTCAAAAAATGCTGTATGCAGTTCCGGAGCGTCTTGGTCTTTGTAGTTTTCTTCCAAGCATCTAAAGATGGGGTTGATGTCCGATTCATACAACTGCTTGCCGGACTGGCTGCGAACTTCCTTGCGAAATTCTTTGTTGTTGCGTGATGAAAATCTATTGACCGGCGTGCCATAGATGCTTTGAAATTTGCCCCTAGGGTCGTCGTAATAGAAGATGTAGTTGGCAGGATACTCTTTGTACTGTCTTACGCCGTCGCGGCGTTCTAATACATGAATGCGATCGTGCTCACGATCAAATAGTGCGTCAATATAACTCATTGTTCTCCGTTTGTGGCCGGACCGGCCTTGATACATGCTCGTAATGTGAGCGACTCATTGTTACTTATATAGATAGTTGAACTAAAGTGTTTTTTAATTTGTTGGGCCATTGCAATCTAAATTTTTGTAATAAATCTCTATTGTATTGTGCGCGAAGTTCAAACTGTTCTAATTGCTGATCAGTATATGTCAAATCTCTTAATTGACACAATTGATCTAAAATTTTTATTTGACGTTGAATCTGATCAGGTTCAACATCATATGCATGATCAATAATGTCGTCCCACACATCAAACCCATACTTTCGAAGCACTTCTACTGATCCTGGCATGCTGTACAATATTATCGGCCGTGGCAATTGCAATGCTCTAAATATTTTTTCACTAAATGCTATAGTATCTGGCCAATCAAAATATGTTTCGATCACAAGACTTATGCAACTATCAACAACAACTTGATCTAAGTCACCTTCAAAATTACAAAAAGGCACACGATCTCGCATGAGATTGTGCTCGGCTTCAAAAATGCTATATCCTTGATTGTAATTGTATTCGTAAAGATCCTGTTTAGAAACAACTCCGGGAGGTAGTTTTCTATAGTCTAACAAAAAACTAATCCAGCCAACATGCAGTAAATTTCTACGAACAAACTGATAAAACCAACTTTGCCTAGTTGTACATGCTCGATTCATAAAACAATTAAACAATCGAACTGGAGGGCGTGAATTGTATTCTGATTGATAACTAAAACTGCCCCAGAATTCAGGATATAGTCCTATGTGTGGCCTACTGACTACATTATCGGTTATCACACGTCTGGTCAATGTTGCGACGTCAACAGCATCAACTAATCTAACAGGAATACCTGTTTGACGAAACAATGCATAGGTATCTTGCTCAAATGTTCTGCATTGAGACTTGTGCCAAATTTGATCAGTATAAACAACAGTCAAAGAGTTTTGCCAACAGTTTCTAAAATAGTTTCCAGGGTTTCGTGATCTTGTTTCTCTTTACCAAACTCAGCCTTGTGTGCCAGCTTGATGGCCTTCTTGAGAATAGCAGGCTTGATTTCTAGCTCTTCGGCCACAGCCTTGATGGTATCGGTCAGTCCACCGTTGAGTGTTTCGATTTCATGCAGCACTTGCATGCCTTCGTTGATGATTTGAGTGAGTTTGAGTTTTTGCTCGCCGTTAAATGTCTTGCTCATGGAGCCTCCTAAAAAAACAAGTATACAGTTTTAGTAGTGGCATGTCAATGACAATTTGCTCACTTTGGGCCGTGGAGTAGCGAATTCCTTAGCCCGGGCAGCAGCCGCCCACTCGGTCCTAAGGCTGAGTTTGGTTAGCCACCTGCGGCTTGTATCTTTCTTGACAGGGAATCAATTTCTCTATGCAATTGTTGTGCTTCGTAATCATCTGGCATCATGCGATCAGCATATTGATAACTCATACCACCCAGTCGTTCAAACCGAGCTTGTTTTGCGGCCAGTTCTTGTTTCAATGCCGCAACATCAACTGGCGGATTGGTAATTTCATTCAGTCGCATTATAATTGTTCCTGTTTCATTTGACGGAACAGTGTCATGCCAGGATCGAAGTTTTGGCTCCAAGACAATGATTCAAATGCATTACGTGGTAGTTTTTTTAGATTCTTTTGTGTGGCCACAAGATCGGCCTCACGATCGTCTAGTGCAGCATGATAATCATCTTCTTCACCAACTGACGTAGGTTGGACTGACTTAGGTGGGCGACCTTTCCATCCTTTAGCTACGAGTCTAGCATCACGTTGTGTCTTTGGATTAACACCTGGAGTAGTAGGTGCTGGTGTTGGAGTAGGTGTTGGTGGAGTTTCTACACCTGGCGTAGGTGGTGCAGGTGTAGGAGTTGGGCCTGGTGTTGGGGTAACCGTTGCTGACGTTTTTGCAAAAGGATTACGAGCAAGTGATGCATTATAATTTTTTGCCACATCAGTAGTTGCCGCAGTTGGAGCTGTGCCAGTAGCAGCGGGTGTGGCTGCAGGTGCTGTATGCGGTATGCCCATCTTGTTGTACACGGTGGTGATAACTTGTTGTGGCACACCTTGTGTAACCAACCATGCAGACAATTGATCTGACTCGCTAGGCCTGCCTTTTAATTGCCAATTCATTTTGAGTTTTTCTTTTGTGACATTGGTTGTGAACTGATGTCCTAAAGTACCCAAAGCGCCGCCTACTTTACCAGCTGCTTTGTTTACCCAATCTAAGCCTTTACCAACCCAGCCTTTTTTTGCAGCCGGTGTGACAGGCGCAGGTGCTCCGGGAGCGTCGGGGCGACCGTAGTCTGGCAGTTGTTCACGGCCTGGACCTACTACAGTTGACGGCAAACGCTCTCCTAAAATAGCCTTGCGATAACGGTCAATATTTTCAAACACAGTGTAGACACCAACAGTGGTCAAGTTTATGCTTTTGCTTTTGCGACCAATGCTTTCATTCAACGCCCAGCTTAAAATAGTTATTCTGTTATCAATAAGTCGATCTACTGGCAGTGTTTTAAATTTGACAGATTCAGCTACTTTAGTCCAGATTGATTCTCTTACTGGACTGGCGCCTTGTTTTATTGTCATGCCTGCTGGCACATTAGCTGGATCAAAATCTTTTGTGAGATTTGTTGGACCATCATCCATTGGCATCAATCGCATTGGTTGTCCATTAGGGCCAATTGGTGCATTTCCTGCATTAAATGGTGTGCCTATCTGCCCGCTGGCAGCAGGTAATGCTGGCACAGTGTCACTAGGACCAGGTTCAACTGCACCAGCAGTTGATTTGGTAGGACCTTCCCAGCCTTGCCATACATTCTTTACTGGTTCACCGCCGGCTGCAGGTATGTTAATTTCTTGACCAATAAAAATTTTGTTCGGGTCTGTAATCTGGGGATTAGCATCCCATAATTGTTGTGCAGTAAGTCCATTGTCTTGTGCAATTTTTCCAAGTCCTTTAAAGTCATCAGCAGTTACAGTGTATGTGCTACCGCCTGCTCCTGAGCCCGGCCATCCTGGTTCTTGAGCATACATGCCACTCACATCAGCATTACTTTGCCATCCTGGTTCAGGAGTAGTCATTAAGTCGCCAGGCACATTGTCGGGATTATATCCGCCAATGTCTTGTCCGCCGCTTACATTACCTATGTCTGCCTGACCTCCGTATGCACCGTACGCAGCCTGGCCAGCATATGACAATGCGTAAGCTCCAACACCTTTGCCGAGAACACTGGATAGTTTATCGCCTTTGATGGCCGAATCTAGTGCATATGTCAGACCAGCAATAATAGGAAGGCCTGCACCACCTGTGGCCAGGCCGGCAATAGCAACCAGTGCTGCTTTGGCAAAGCCAGCAGTTTTGGGATATTCTTTAACAAGATTGCGATAGGCGATGATAGCCTGCATGACCTTGCCTTTTTCTCCACCAGTTAATTTTGCCAATGCGTCTGTGGCTTCATTATAAGCATAATCTACTGCTGCCACTGGTGCAGAACTTTGAATGCTGTTGATAATACTATCATATGCATCTTTTACGCCGCCAGCAAAGTCCATGACAGAATCTTTAGTAGAGCCTACAATTGTACGATTTGCACCTGTGGCTTTGTCTGTCATGCCTGCTTCAACGTCAGCAAACACCTGAAGAATTTCACTGTCAGTCATTTTTCGTTCAGTAATGTAACGACCTATTGATCTAAACTGGCGATAGATTGGATCTTCCATCAGCTGTGCTCGTGCCTGAGCTTCAGTTAGTACTCTATGTTCTTTAATAATTAAATCTCTGATGATCATGGCGCTTATCTTTCTTCTATGTAGTCTTGACTTAGATCTTGTTCAGGCCGATTGCGCTGTCTATAAGCACGGAACAGATCAACTGCTATACCTGCTTCGTCAGATGTTCGGAATCTGCTGGGTAGGCTACGACCACGGTGGCGTATTTCATAGCCAATGCCATCGTCGCCATGTATTTCAAACACAGCACCATCATCCAGTTCCATGACTTTGGTAGGTTGTTGTGGATTGCCCAGTTGAGTATCTATATTGTTTTCAATGCCATGCACTGTGCCCGGATCAGTTAGTTCATAATCGTTTTCTTCAATTTCTTCTTCAGCTGCATGTTTTTTCACAGCGTCTTTGGCTTTGTCTTTGAGTTCGCGATCAACTCGAACTTTCTTTTCCAGCTGATCAAGATACTGTGTAAGGTCCTTTTTGACCTTGCTTAACATGTCTTCTTCAACTTCTTGCATGGCTTCTTCTAGTGCAGTTTTAGCAGGCTCAACTGAATCCCCAACTAACTCACCATGCATGGGATGTTGCGGATCTGTTTTAGAACCTAGTGCTCGAATGCCATGTGGTTTAAACAGTGCTGGCAGTTGATTGACAGATTTTTGTTGTGGATTAAGGCCATGCTTGACACCCGTGGGTGTGAGTTTGCCTTCCACTGCTGCCAGGCGTTCTAGTATCGATCTAATGTCTGAACTCATGCTCTTTCGTCTTTCAAGAAACTTCTCAGCATCCAGCCGTGCTTTTGTTGAGCATCAATGCGTTCAGCTATAAAATTAGCAATACCTTGCTGATTTTCACTTTCAGCAACAGCAAAACATTTATTAAGAAGTTCCAACAGTTGGGTGTTGTTGGCCAACAGTTCTTCAATCATGAGTCGGGCACGTGGTATCTTGGTCTGACCTTTGATTTCCGACAGTTCAGCAAAACGTTCAAAACTACCTGGCGAGTAGTCGCCTAGTGCGCGAATGTATTCAGCGGTTCGATCTATTGATCCGTTATAGACTTCTTCGTACAAGTTTCCAAAAAACTCGTGCAATTGAGCAAAGTCTGGGCCTTCCACATTCCAGTGAAACAGCTGGGCTTTGATGCTGAAAGCATACTCAGTTGCCAGGAGAGTTTTTAAAGCGTCCGCTAACATGTTTATTCCTTTTGTATTCCTTAGGCGTGTTCGGTGTAGGATCAGAGCCTGTTACATATTTACCACTTAGCATGGATCCGCCTGATCTTGATTGCATGCCCAAAGCTGACTCTACAGGTGCTATAGATCCTGAACTAGTGCCGCCTACTGATGCATTTTCCATAATTTCTTTCATTCTCATGATGGTATTTCCAATGTTGTCTGATTTTTGTGTATGGTAGCAGTTCCGCTGGTTACTCGCATGTTTTTTATTCCTAATTTGCTGTGGGTGGGCTCAAGCAGCTCATATTTGATTTCGTATTGCCCCGGGGGTGCTTCGATAGTTATCACTTCTTCCAAATAGTATTCTTTATCATTCCAGATCCAAGATCTCTCTGTAAACAGCTCATCATTTACATACAGTCTATAGCGGGTGTCGTTGCCATCCCACCTGCAATAAACATCGCACTGAACTTGAATTGATTTGGTCTGCATTAGATATTTAGTAAAATATACAGCTATAAATATCTCAATGTTAAAACTATCAGAAATTCGTCGATTGCACATTGAATTGACCACAAGATGTAATGCTCGCTGTCCCATGTGCATGAGAAACTACAGAGGCTATGAGTACAACTCTGGTTATCCAACATGCGAATTGTCTCTAGCAGATTTCAAGCACATTGTGACTCCTGAACTGTTGGCACAACTAATTCAACCCGAGGCGCCTATTAACGGGTTGATACCAAAAGTATTTGGATTTAGGGGCATTACTTTCAATGGCAATCTTGGAGATTTTGCATCAGCTCGTGATGCTGTGGACATAGTTGAATATGTTGCTGAACACCGAGTTCCAGTGCATATCAACACCAACGGCAGTTTGCGCAATTCTGAATGGTGGAGAAGACTTGCTCTGCCTGACGTCACTGTGGGATTTGCTATTGATGGGATGGCAGACACTCATAAACTGTATCGTCAAGATACTGATTGGCATAGAATCATCGAACATGCTCAGTCGTTAATTCAAGCAGGTGGACGAGCTATTTGGAGATTTGTGCCATTTGAACACAATCGACATCAAGAACAAGAATGTAGACAGATGGCTCGTGAACTGGGATTTTTTGGATTTGAAAATATATATGATGGACGGGATCGCGGTCCAGTGTTCACTAGAGACGGTAAATTTAGTCATGTGATTGGACCCAAAGAACCTGGAGAAGTCCCGCCAGTCGAAGCACTATTAGAAAATCACATTTCGTGGTATGATGCCAAAACTTTTAGATCACATAAAGATATTCCAGATCTCACAATGAATTGCATTCATAAACAAACTCAAGAAATTTATATTGCTGCTGACGGATCTGTTTATCCTTGCTGCTTTTTAGGGTTTTATCCACACACCATGAGCCATCCGGGTAATAAGGAATTGGCACCAATGGTAAAAGAAAACAATGCTTTGCAGTATACATTAGAGCATTGTTTGGACTGGTTTGAGTCTATAGAACAAGCCTGGCAAAAATCCAGCATTGCTGACGGCAGACCTTACCAGTGTGTTAGTACCTGCGGAAAACCGGCCTCAGCAGCCGCACTCTTATAATTAATGCTATGACCAGCGCAAAAATCTTATACCTAGCACGTTATCGTATGCCGCATGCTATCATGAGCTTGCAACCAGAATTTACCAAGCACCTCATTGGTGTGGATAGAACTTGCATTGCCAGTCCTGTGCCCAAAGAAGAACTGTGGCCCGTATTTGAAAAATACGGTATTGATACTACTAATTTTGATTATGCCCCTGATTCAGAAATTTACAGACTGTATCCTGAAGTCAACAACTGGGTATTTTCAGATGACTACCGCGGGTGGTGGCTGCGTCAGCAAGCTATCAAATTGTCGTTCCTTGATTACCTTGACTACGATCTAATGATCATGCACGATCCTGACTGCATTATGATACAGGACTATCAACCTATTATAGATGGCAAATTAAACTTCATGGTATTAGAAAATGAACGCCATAGCTGGGGCTATTACGAAACTATTCGCAATGCATTTGGCTTTGATCGACTGACCCCACACTGCTTTATTTCAGAATATGTGCCTGTACTAAAGGAAGATGTCACTGCCATGCGTGAGTTTCTTGAACAAAAACACAAATGCAATTGGCTAGATGCACTGATTGAAAACTGCCCAGGAGAACCCACTGTGCCACCTTGGGGCAACGGTGAGCTCATTCGATGGTTGTCTGAGTATGAGCTAATAGGAAACTGGACCATGAGTCGCAGAGAAATCAACACGCAACCGCAACGTCGATACATGTATGATGCCATGACCAAGATTGGCGGCTTTGATCCAGACTATCACACAGCAGTATGTGATGCTGTTCCTGATCTAAGTCTCAGTGTGAAGTTTGACTGGGACACAAAAGAAGTTGTCGAGTTTGATCGTTGGATGGAGTTGATTAGACAAAAAATAAGTGCTGCCACTGGCGTGACAAAAACACACCTGGCAGAAGAACTCTGTCCTGGACAGCCCAATTTAAAATGGTTGAGTAGATCTGCTGAAGACGACCAGCATCTTACCCGACTCCACGGCAACAATTACTTGGCCTATCAACACAAACAATGATGGATCTATCTCAATTGCGTGTGTATTCTCCAGGATATCAAGCAACTGAATGGGGATTCAGTTACGATCAAATTGTAGATCTTGAAACTGCACTGGCACAACCACATCGCATAGCAGTAATGCCAGTGTTTTACAGTCTGCCCAACAAGTTTGATTATCGTCCAGAGTACATGCAGATTCCGTTGCACGAGTTTGATCTTGTGTTGTTTACTGACATTGAATGGCACAGCAAAAAAGAACTTGTGGCCTGGATTGAAACCACAGGAGTCAAAAACTGGTTGTTGCATACAGCTGGCATTTGGTTAGACGAACCCAACGACCCAAGAATAATTTACAGACCCGCTTGGAGTTTTAACTTCTTGCGTTGGAATCCGCCACGTTTGGATTTTCCACTTGAGCGACCTTATGCATTTGAATGCTTGTTAGGAGCCAGGCGAGAACACAGAGACTTTGCAATGCTGAGTCTACAACAATCTAATTTGTTAGAACAAGGCATTGTGACCTATAGAGATTTGTTTGTGGGACACTGGATTGATCAAACTCCCGAGCGTGTAGCCAAACTGTTCGGCAACACAAAACTACAATATCCTTATATAAGTTCTAATCTTAATCCTGCATGGGAAGTTAAAGAAAATATGGATAACTCTGTGAGTGGCCTTGTACCTTGGGAAATCTACAATCGCACTTGGTTTTCGGTAATTTGTGAAACACTAGGCAAAGATCGAGTTTTTCTTTCTGCTGAAAAAATGGCCAAATGTTTGCAAGCTCGCAGACTGTTTGTGGTGTTTGCTATACAAGGGTTTTTACAACACTATAGAGACTGGGGATTTGAAACATTTAGCGATGTCATAGACGAATCATACGACACTGAACCAGATGACATTGTGCGATGGACCAAGGCATTTGTGCAAGTGCATTGGCTGTGCCAGCAGGACTTGCCCGCACTATTGCAAAAGTTAAAGCCTAGGCTGGACCACAATCACAACAAACTGTATGAGTTTGAAAGAGAAAAAACTCAACAGTTGCAGAATTTTGTTGTCAATCACTTGAAGTGAGTAAGCCAGTGCTGATAGAAGTTTTCAGCAATAATTTCTTGTCCAGCAGCACTTGAGTGATAGCCTGGGTCTTCGCCTGTAAACGGATTGTTACCACAAATGGCCTGCGGCGAGCGTGATTCGTTCAAGTTGATGTAATGGTCAGGCACAAGTGCAGGAAACGCCTGGCGCCACTGTGTAGTATTGTCAGGATCAAACGGCCACAGCAAGTTTGGCAGCACTAAAAACTTAATGTCATCTAGGAACATTGTGATTACACCTTCGCGTATCATCCACTCATCCTGTTGCTTTTTCCAAGCATTGTCGTAGATTGAATCAATCCAGTGCCTTATGCCTGTTTGTGCTTGTTTGGTAATGCGACCCATTCTGTACGGATGATCAAAGTTTTCGGCCAGTGTAAAGATAGTTTCGCAAATCATGTTTGATGGTTCTTGTCCATAATTTACATTGCGTATGCCATCTTCTCTGTTGTAGCCATTGCCCAGTTTTCTATTTTGTAGGTGTCGTTCCAGTGGAGGATTTTCACCGGCGCTGGGTGCTTGAGTCCAATCGTATGGCACAGAGTTAGCAGGTATTTCCATTCTATCCCAAAAGGTAGGACCAATCACAGCAAAGTCTGGACGCTGTCTACGAATCTCGTCCATCTGTATGCGAATGCCGCCGTTGGAGCAGCCTTGGCGTGCTAGGTTAATCAACTCCCAGCCACCTAGCTTTTCAGCTAATCTTTCGCTCCAGGCAGTGCCCGGTTGAGTTTGACTCACAGCCGAAAATGAACAGCCTGCTACCATTAATTTCATTGGGGTTCCTTGTAATCGTTTTGATGTGTTATGGGATGAAAGCCACGCACAATTTCGCCATGCAGTGGTAATTCATCTATGCTATATGTATCTGGCGGCACGGTCAGCGTGACAGTTCCTTCGCCAGGTTGTGCAAATGTCACCAGGTTAGGATGCCACTGCACTGCACGATTTACTAGTATATGATGTATGTGTCCGTAGTCACCCTGCTCGTCATGTGTGAGCACTAGATCATAATTACGAGCCAGATGCCAACAGGCCTGGTCAGCGGATTCTTCGTGCCAGCGTGTGAACACCTTTTGTTCGTTGTCATGCCAGTGATCTTCAAATCCCAAGAACACACATTCAATGCCACGTTGTTTCCAAAATGCTGAAAGTTCTTGTCCACGTGGATCTTGCGCAGTGTAAGTCAAGTATCCAATGGTCCATTTGTGCTCAGGATGATTGTGTATGAAACTGTAGGCAAATATCACACAGTCATCGGGGTGTGCTACCAAACACAATGCGTTCATAGTATTCCTCGTGCAATCAACAGCTCGTGATATTTTTGTTGTTGTTGCTCAGTCAACTGTGTCCACGCATTTCTGTGTATGCTTACTGTGAGAGTGTGTGGCTGGCTCATTGTGTTGAACTTTGAATCAAATATGCCAGTTTCACTGTGGCAGAGATTGGCAGGATAGATGTTTGATTGTGAGTGATATCTCTGGTCAAATGACTGATCTCTATACCACACATAGCCCGAATACAGTATGAACTCCGTAAGCATACCCTGCTGTTGAAAGTAGTTGCCAAAGACTTGACCAGTTCTACTTTCTACTTCTGCAATCATGTCTATTGTTAAACTGGGTTCAACAAAAAATGGCACACCACCGGGACCTAACTGTGCCGGCAAGTCTATGTCAAACAACTTGTTGGTTATGTTTCGGCTGGGTTCAAATACAGGATAGATTGATAGGCTTCCTGTGGCAGCACGACCGTCCACTAGCACTTGATCCAACTCTACTGGACGCACAAACAAGGTCTTGGCATCCACGATCATGCACCAGGCATTGTTGCTCATGGCTGATCCTAGAATCTTTAACACTTGCTGGCTGACCCAACCGTTGTCGCTCCACTCACAATCGAATGTGGATCGTGGCACAATCTTCACACAGTCAGAAAATGCGCCATACCAAGCAGGGTCCACTCGGCTGGAGTCGTTGATCATCACAAAGATATTCTTTAGGCCAATGTTTTGGCAGTAGAGTTCAATGCTACGGGCTTGTAGTTTTAGGACATCAAGTTCGGCGTCAAATACAACAGTGCAGATATCAATCATGCACGTATGTATGGATCAGTGTCCTGTGGCTGCTAATTCAGCGCCTTTGTTGAATGAGTTTGACCAAGAGGCTGCGCTCTTACGTCCTCGAGCAACACTCCAATTGTATCCAGCACGGTGTCCGGAACAGTCTTTGGTGCATTGCGAACCCATGAAGGTGAGTTCGTCCAGTTGTTCTTCTGTGACATCTTGTTCCCAAACTCTAACATCTTCTCCACGGTGCTTGTTCCAAAAGCCTGCACCTGCATCTGTTTGGTCCCAACTGCGGTTGATAACAAATCCACGACTCTTAATGTAGTCGTACATGACTCTAGCAATACCTTGACCTTGATACTTTTCATCAACTTGTAAATCTTGTGGATCAAGTTCTCGACCATCCATGTTAAAAATAACATGACCCATTGCATTTCCAAAATCATTAAGTGCTTTGACGATTAATTCACCGTCTTTTTCCGCCATAGTAAAAGTAACACCCTCAAATTCTTGTGTAGGATATTTTTTGTATTCAACTATGAACTCTTGGGCTCTCATTTTTTAGGTTGCACTGCTGTGGGCACGTTGCGATACACACGCTTGGCAGGATCATACACAGTTTTTAACGGGCCCAAGCCAGCCAGCTTTTTCACTCTGGCAACCATGTCTTGATAGTCGTCACCGTAGTCGGCTTCAGGCGGATCACGATAGTCAGCACCCTTTTGTTGTTCACCTTCGCCCATGCCTTGTTGGTTATCTTTTTTGTATTGCTGGCCAACAGGAACTTTTCCTTTTTGTTTCAAGTCAGGCGCAAGATCAAATTCAGGTTTGGTGGGTGCCGGTAATGCAGGTGTGTCTTTGGCATACTGAACTGGACCCATGTGTTTGACTGCGGCAGCAGCAGCGGACTTTTGAAAGTTAGCATTAGCAGCACTTTGGGCGGCAGCGGCTAATCGTGTTAACTTTGCCAGCTCAGACTCTTTTTTTCCTGCGACAGCGTCACCCTTTTGTTTGTCATGATACCGCCAATCATTTGGATTGTCGGCTCGTGACCCAAGTGATGGTTTTATCTCTTTAGGACTCACACCCACATTGGTCTGGAGATGCCGGATCAGTTGTGCCGCGGCCAGCTCAGGATTTTCTCTATACAGGTTTACTACATCTGCCAACTTATCTTGAGCACTCTCTCCGTATTCATCGCCGGCATCTTCATCTTCAAATCCCAGTTCACCGGCCATGTCTTCCCATGCTTCGTAGTAGTCGTCATCATCTTCTGGGTCCCATTGATCCAGATGTTCTTGAATACCTTTTAGCAATGCAATTCCGGCTGGGATAGGGAGAGAAGCAACGCCTGTTGGTGTTGATAGCAATTTAACCACTGGTGCAGGCACAGCCGCACTGGCCGCAAAAGCTGCTAATCCTCTAAGGAATCCACGACGACTAGTATCAGTCTCTTGTAAACTGCCTTCTGTGGTGCGAGCAGGCAGTTTTTTGTATTCTTGTCCTTTATCCGCTTTGTTAAACTCTCGAGCAACATCTTGACTGATGCCAACTTTCTTGGCAAATTTAGGATTGTGTGCGGCTGCTGCCATGGTGCGGAATTGTGCTTGGCTCACAGACTTTTCGTTGACTTGATCAGTTTCATCCAGTCCACGACTCTTGCGCCACTTGCGAACACTCTTGCCTGCATCACGCTTGCTGCCTAGCTTGGGACGGTTGTCGCCCAGTTTTTCTTCCAAACTTTTTCGTTGCATGTTGTCGTTGATCATTTTTGACACATCAATCTTACCATTGGCAACATTAGCAAATCCTTCTGGGGTTGCAAAGTAGTTTACTTGTTGTTCTGTTAGATCGTCACTCAACACACCGTACCATATGGCATATTCACTAATGCCAGGCAGGCCAATCTTTATCAACGAACTGTTAAACGATTTAGCATACTTGTCAACCGCAGCTTTAAAGTTCAAAATATTTGTTGCTGCGTTTCGAGTACGCTTGTATTCTTTAGGCCACGCTGTTTGCATGGTTAGATCCCAAAACATTTCACGAGCACCCATGCCAGAACCCAAGTCTGGATCGGGAAGCGAGAATTTTTTACTTAGTTCAACTATTTTGTTTTCAAAAGCATCAAATTTAAATTCTACTTTTTTAAACAAGGCATCTAACTGTTGCTGAAGTTCATCTTCGTCATCAGGATCATTCAACTGAATCTTTGGCAAGTTCATGCCTGGTGTCATTTCAGTGTTGCCTTCGCGTGAATAACTGAAGGCCACGTATAACATATACGGACGGTTTTTCTTTAGATTCTCTTTTGTGTTCCAATCCATGGGATTTACTGGATTTTTTATGTAGTCTGCAAGACCTTCACGAGCTTCATCATTGGTCATGTTCTTCAACAGCCATTGTACAGTCTGGTCTATTTTTTGTTGATCTTTGTTGTAAAAATATTTTATGTCATTGTAAAACTCGTAAGCACTTACGTTATCAAGTTCTTGATCTTTCCAAGCCATGTATTGTATGTCTTGTGCATTTTCTGTATCTAAATAAGCAATGATAGTGTTGACCATTCTTATTTGACGGTCAGTCTTGCTAGAACCTTCGTTGTCCCAGTCAATCACCTTCATTATATTTTGGCCATTGCGATTGATGATCTCAACATCATAGTCGGGAATTTGCCAACGGTTGAGATCTTCTCGAGAAAAATAATCAGCTTTTACTGTGTATGGTTTTCCGTTGTAGGTTATTTTCCAAGTTCCTGTGTTGTAATCAACACCCAGCACTTCTATATCAGCATCGAGATCAACATCACCACGATGATCAACTTGTGGTTCTACTTTGCCTTCTGCCACGCCTTCCGACTTGTTGCCATAGTTGCCAGCACCTTTCTTACGGCACTGAACCAAGCGTCCTGATGCATAAGCTGACGGCCATACTTTAGCCGACGCTTTGACCTTGTAGTAGCAGGCATCTTTCTTTTCCATCATCAGCATTTCGCTGAACATGGGACCACCACAGTGTGGGCATGATTGTTGCTCTTCAAATAAGTCGTTTATGATCATTTCTTTTTAGTGGCCACGTTGATGGCCTTTCCTGTACGATTGGGGTTGGGATCTTGTCTGCGTTTTCTTGCGGCTGCTGATGCACGACCTTTTTTGCCCAGGGCATGTGCTTTGGCCTGTGGCAAACACTTGGGCTTGCCTTCTTTTGAACTGCCCCTAGCACAATCACCACGGATCTTGCCATCGGGTCCAAAGCGCACCCACTTGTCTTTGAACCAATCACGGAGATTTTCTTCAAGATCTGTTTCGCTCACAGGCACACAATTGGGCACCTGACGCCCACCTTTGTTTTTCATGCCTGCTTGGCGATACCCAGTCCAGCAGGCTTCAAGAATTTCTTTATATCTCATGATTGTTTATTTATTGCGTTTGGCTTTAGCCCGCCCAGCCTTCATGTTGGCCATCCAATGTGCTAACTGCCCTTTGCGACCGCCTTGTTTGGCCACTTTACGCAGGGTGCTTACGGACGCTTTGGTGGGCACACCGTGTCGTTTTGAATCGCCCTTGTCCTGCGGATTCCGACCATCCGCAAAGTTTTCTGTAAACAGATGGTCACGTGGTGAGTATTGTGTCAATTCGTAGCTAACTGCATTTCCGTGTTGAAAAATTCTTGCATCGTATCCCAAAGATGCAGCATAACGCTGAACCAGTCTGTCATATAACTTGGCACGACTCTCGCTGTTCTGCCCTGCCTCAACTTCTTTACTAGCAAAGAAAGTAATCTGGAGTGGTTTGTGTTTTTTAATAAACTTTTGTATAGCATTTAACACAGTGGCAAATATTCGTTGAGCATCACCTTCGCCAGTGACTTCTTGGCTGTTGTTTCTGTAAAATTCAACTTGCCATTCATTCCCACCTTCGTTGTTGAACATGATGTTTAAATTTGATCCATCGGGCAACGGTACCAACATGTCATAACTGCCAGACTCGCTTTTCTCCCACTTGCCTTTGTAAGGTCGATCAAATGCTTCTGGCAGTTCTTCCACGCCCAGATACTTTATAGCATATTCTCGGGCACGTTGCTGGTCTTCAGGAGTGTATGCTTTGTCAAGAGCATCCCATCCGCGCAACACAATCCATTTTTCTTGCGCTTCGTCCCATTCCATATAGCTGCTGACGTTTACTAAGTCTTGAATCTTAGCTGGGAATTTGTTGTGTCTAGTGGCATTGAAGTGATGCCCGATATTGGGAGGAGAATCATGACTGCCCCTAGCATCTATGTATTTTTGAGTTTTTACATCATACACATAAGCATGAGTCAGGGACCAATTTTGATGATTGTTTTGTATATCCTGTTGCCGTGCCGGGTCAAGTTCATCAAACTCGTCAGGTTCTATATATATGTCTGGCATAGAATCAAAGAATTCGTAAACAAATCCTAGCGGAAATCTTTGAGGATCCATTTTGTGTATTGTAATTGCTAACACTGCACATTCACCTTGCATGTACTGAGCTTGTGCAATGGCCCGCTCATCTGATTCAACAATAAATTCATTTGCTCTCATAGCACCGCCAAATATTCTTTAAATTTATTATGCCGTTGTTGCACCACATGTATTGGTTCACCAGCATTGATGGCCTTCACAACTTCAGTGGTATTGTTGAAGTTCTTCACATTGGGTCGAACTTGATTTTTCCAGAACCACAATGCAATTTGAGCACCCACATCCAGTTTACTGGCCAACTCGGGATTTTTTACCAATCTGTCATCACCAAATATTTGCTTGCTGGCTCGGGTGTAATTGTCTCGTCCGGTAAGTTGAATAAACCCACGTCCTTTAAATAGCTCGCCGTCGCCTTTGACTTTGTTGCCCAACTGTTTTGCTAGTTTGGGTTTTTCATACTTGGCAAATCTTTGTTTACTGCCCACTTCCTTCATCTTGCTAAAGTCCCAGCTTTCATGTCTGGTCTGTGCCATGAACTGTGCCAGTTCTACACCTCGAAGTCCTGCGGCCTTGGCAGCAGTTTGTAGTGCAGCCTCAGCGTCACTGTTCATGCTTAACAATGTAACTTCGCTATCTTGTGCGGGTGAAACTTTTGATGTGGTGGGCTGTGCAACTTTAGTAGGTTGTGACTTGATAGCAGGCGGAGTGACAGCAGGTTTTGAATAGTCAGGTACCAATACCTTTTGTCCCACTTCCAATTTGGTATTACGATCCATCTTGTTGAGTTTGAATATCTCTATTGGATTTACATTATTTTGTCTTGCTATGCTGTAGACTGTGTCACCTGGTTCAACTGCCTGGCGAACTATTTCAGGAACTTTTGCATGAGCACCCATGGCCATTGCACCAGCCATTGCACCTGTTGCCAATGCAGATTTCCAGTCTTCATCTAACTCGTTTTCTTCTGCCACACCTTGCTCATTTACTGTGCCTGACCATGTGGCATATAATCCAGTGTGCAACGCACCACTATAGATCTTATTTAATGAAGTTACTACCGCAGGCTTGAGCTCATTGGTTCCTGGCAGCACATCAAACGCAAAAAATTTCCTGTTGCTAATGTCACTGCCAATGTACTCACCACCTAATTTTCCCATTATTGTGTCTATGCGACTGTCCAACAATCTATTATCAATTGCCACATATCCCTTGACAGATACTCCAGGAATCTGTGCTAGGCTTAACCAGTTTTTACGACCTCCAGGACTCTGACTGTCTCCTGCTACCAGTGTGCGTTTCATCTTGGTCAACACCAAGCCATACATGGCTTTTGCGATACCCTGTGCTCGATATTGTGGATCCACTGCAATCATATTAACTCGCAGGCTTGATTCAATAGGCAAATACCATCCACCCGGAGAAAGTGTCAGGATGCCAATTTGACGTCCTACTGGATTTTTTCCCTGTTTCTGAGGATCATAGATTGAAATAGTAACTCTAAAGTTCTCGTCATTTATTTTGTATAACAATCCACTACCGCCCGGTAATTTATTTGCAGACTTAATGCCTTGGTTGTCAGTATCAATATTGCTTCGACCCATTTGAAAAGGAGTAATTTTTAGTATCTCGTTGACAGGTTCTTGGAAATTTTCTGCAAGTTCTTCTGAGCCCAAAAATGACTGAGCAAACAACTGACATTCGCCCCATAGCTGATCATTTTCAGTCACATACACACGGAAGTCAGCGTCCGAATCATCATGCTGTGTGGGGTCTTGATAGCCTGCGTATACCTTGTGAATGCCCACAGAGTTCAGTAGGTCTTTGCAACTTTCACCGTGGCGTTCTTCCATGGGTGAGTTGCAGGGACTGCAAGTGGTCACAACAATTGACCCTTGGGGAATCTCACCTATGCTTTTTCTATACTTGTCTATGGCCACTCGTTCAGCATGGCGGCGTGTGCCATCTCGGGCAGGCAAGTTGATGCCGTAGATCATTCTGTTGTCAGGGTCAATCACACAAGCAGCAACTTGGCCATAGCGTTCGGGATCTCGCTGTTGACCTTGCACTACCATGCGGCAGCATTTGGCCAGCACACGATCTAGCTTGGGACGGTCATGTATTTCATAGTCACTGGCTGACTCTGCTAGTTGTTGATCAACATCAACTTGAAATGTAGGATGTCGGCCTTTGCGAAAACCTGGTGGAGTTTGATATACTGTAGCCACAGTCAATCTATTGCCATCATGCTTGCGCATGCCCAGCCCAGTTCCTTGGCCATCATGCAGAATAAATGCTGCCCCTTCGGGCTGTCCCATGATACTGCTTTGCACTTTATTGATATTTTTCAGCAGTCGTTCAGCATTTTCTATAGGCACCACACGATCAACTGATTTATCCACAGCATGGTCGCCTAGTGTGATTAGGAATCTTCCAAAATTGTATTTTTTGCCTTCTGTGAGGCCTTCTGTCATGATAGGATACACTTCAAAGCCTTCGCCTGACACGCCCATACCATTGTTTCGCAACCAAGTGGCTGCAACTCTGTTGGCATCTGATTGATTGTTGCCCACACCTGAGAATCTGTGAACTTCTTCTCCGTTGACTAACACCTTCCATGCACCAGAGAATGTGCCTGGCGTGGCTCGTTGCTGTGCCAGGTCTGCTGTGCTTCCAGGATAGATTACCTCTATATCTGGTTCAATGTCAATAATACCACTTTGTTCAGCATCTGATCTAGAACCTTCTCTAGTTCTTACTACAAAGTCGCTGGGATTG